TTCCCAGTCTTCCGGTAAGTCATCAAAGTATTCATTACGTTCTCTCTCTTGGATTTCAAAGAGTGCAGCAAGGTATTCACACTCCCAAGTATTATAGGCTTCTTCTGGAGTATCCCCAAAGCCTAGTGCGTGAATTCGATTAGGATAAAATTCTGAGCTTTCACACCACCATTTTCCTTTAATTTCGGGTAGTTTATAAATCCTAGGTTTTACTTCAGTCATTTAATACCTCCAAAAATACCAATATTAATCCCTGATCCGTCTCTAATACCTTGCCAGTATTGATAGCAACCAAATACAACAAGGTACAAAACTCCAAGCATACCCCACAATCCAAATGTTCCAACTAGGAAAGCACTAGGAATTGCAATAAAGATTGCGTCGATAATTCTGAGGATGGTTTTCATTAATTACTTTCAGCAGGAATCGAAATTCTCTCATAGGAAAAAGTATCTCTTTCACCTCTGAACCGCAAGCCGACATATACACTGTTTCCCGCGTCCCATTGCAAGTCCCTACTTACATCAATCTCAAGATTATTCTTAAGCCATTCTTTCAGTTGTGCTTCAGTCATTTCATTGCCTTCAAATGGAGCTTCTCTTAAAGTCATTTGACGCCATAATTTTTGTCTTTCATATACAGCAGACCAAGCATTGCTAGCTGTAATAATATTATGACGTCTATTGTCCGTTAAATGACTCATGCAGACTTCTTGAGTTCATTAGCATAGTCACGTAATTGAGTTTTAGCATTTTCTGGTAGTTTAAAGAATGCTTCTTTTAGCTTACCTTCTTTTAATGCTTCTTCTAATTGCTGTTTAAATTTACCTAATTGAGACTCAGTCATTTCAACTTCTTCTGGCTCTATAGGTTTTGCAGCATCAATAGCGTCATGTTCTACTATCTCAAACGCATTAGTCCATAAATACCTACGAAGGTATGTTTGAACTGCACCTAAGTTTTGCACATCATGGCAACCTTTTAAAGCTGCTGAAGACATAGGACATTTAAACTCAATAAACTGTGTAGCATCATCCATGTCTGTAATAGTAAGAATTGCTATGTCTGTATAAAATGTTACTGTGCCACAGATACCCACCTCATTAGAAATTTCTTGAATAGTAGGTAAGAAGTCACCTAACTCAAAATACTTGTATCCTGCAAATTTATTATGACCAGACTTTTTAAGGTCTGCTGTTTGTAGCTTTAATCTTGCTTGCATTAATTTTTTATGAATGCTCATTTATTCTCTCCTGTTGTTTGGTTTCCATCTCGTGCAACTCCTGCATCACTTCCTGGTAAAATTGGTCTTCCATTTTCTCTCTCCCATTTGTCGTTATCTAATTTAAGTTCGTCATTCAATCGTTTAAGAATATCTGCTATATGTTCTAAACCATTCGCCATATTATATACCCCCAAAATACAAAAAGGAATAGCCATAAGTATTTATTCATATTGCACCTGCAAACTTACCCATAGCCCAAAGGCAAAAGGCTACATAAACCCAGAAACCTACTGCTAATACTATCATTGTTGAAATTTTCATGTCTCTCTCCTAAAGTTGACAAACGAACTTTAAACTCATAAAAAACACCTGTCAAGTATTTTCTATAAAAAAAATAGTTTGCATATAGAATTTACCTATGTTAGTGTTTTGCTCCATGGACATATTGCGTTACATTATATTAGATGAATTTGACGGAAAACCGCTAAGAGCCTTTAGTAACAAGGCATCTGCTAAATGGTTTTTAGAGTCAAGACCTAATTGCAAGCTCCATATTTTGCCTAAAGCAAAAGTTGTGCCAGTAACAGAACTATATGAAGAATGTTTATTTTAAGGAGAGTATATGAAATACAGAGTAAAGAATTGGGATAAGTTTCAGCATTATAAACCTAAGACCTATGCAGATGAAACTAAGAAAATGCCATGGTTTAAATTATATGGAATTGACTTATTAGAGGATTATGAATTTAATGCAATGAGTCATGACCAACAAGCTATTTTAATAAAATTATGGTGTTTAGCTAGTCAATATGATGGTTTTTTACCTGAAGACCAAGCAATTGCTTATAGGTTAAGATACCCTATAGACTTCATAAATTCTGTAATAAAATCATTAAGTAAGTGGATAATAGAGTGTGACTATAAAAATTCTATACTAGATAGAGATAAAGATAGAGATAAAGATAAAGATATATATATGCTATCGCATAAGTCGTTTCTAGAATTTTGGGAAATATATCCAACTCGTAAAATATCAAAAGTTAAATGTGAGGAAAAGTGGCGTAATAGAAAATTGTATGAGATTAAAGATGAAATACTTGACCACATTAAAAAAATGAAAGATACTCGCAGTTGGAAAGAAGGATACGTACCAGCAACGACTACTTACATTAATCAGTCTAGGTGGAATGACCCTGTAGAAGAAACTATCAAAGTTAAAAACGCATGGGATAATGCTAAATGAAAATTGGAGAAGCGTTAGATAGATTAACAGTTAGCAAAGAAACCATTACTCAATATTTTAATAATGAATATGGTTCTAGTGAGTTCTTAGTAAAAGACAGTTCTGTGTTTGCAGAGGATGTTGTTAAATACTTTTCAGAAGAAATGTCATCTGGTAAGTCTTTAGGGTTTGTTAAGAGTGAACAAGATTTTAGAGTAAGACCATCTGAGCTTACAGTAGTAACCGGTGTCAGCTCACATGGTAAAAGTCTATGGCTTTCACAGGTTATATTAGCTCTTATGGGTCAGCAAACTAAATGTTTAATTGCTAGTTTAGAAATGAGGGCTGTACTTACTATCAGCAGAATGATCCAGCAAACTTTAAAATCTACAGACCCTACAGATGATTTTATTAGAAAATTTTGCAGTCGTGCATCTGACAAACTATGGATATACGACCAAACAGGCAGCACTACCACAGACGATATGATAGCAACATTGTATTATGGCAAACACGTTTTGGGAGTTGAAGTATTTGTTATAGACAGTCTTATGAAGATGAGTGATATATCTGAAGACAATTACGAGAAACAAAAATTGTTTATAGATAGACTTGCTACATCTTGTCGTGATTTACAAATACATATATTCTTGGTTGCACATACTCGTAAGATGGCAGATGAAACATTAGCACCGGATGCTACGCACATTTTAGGCTCAAGCCATATTCGTAATTTATGCGATAACATAATTTGTGTTTACAGGAACAAGGAAAAAGAAAGTGAAATCGAAAGCGGAAAGATCACTGAAGATGAAGCTAGAAAAAAACCTGATTGTGTTGTATTATTACAAAAGCAGAGAAACTATCCTGTAGAAGGTAAGTGGTATTTCTGGTTTGATAAAAAAGGATTGCGATACAAAGAATCACCATGACGATAAATGACTTTATAAAACAGTGCAAAGAATTATATGGAGATGATATTGTTTATAAAGCCACGTCTAAAGAAGGTGTAACGTTTAAATCTAAAGGATGGAGAGATAGTTATGATTCGGTTCGTTTTAACGAAGTACAACCTAGAGAATTTCTTGGAAAAGATTAAGTCACTAGACTTATCTAAACGATGGAGAGTTAATGTGACTGAAGAAAAAGCAGTGAGAAGTTTGGAGCAGAATGAAAGGCTGTGGTCGCTATACGGGTCAATCGCTAATTACATTGGTGAAGATCCTAGCACTGTTCATGAGTTAATGGGATATAAGTTCTTACGTTATCAAACAGAGATAGCAGGTAATCCAGTAGAGCTTGTAAAGTCTACTACAAAGCTTTCTACAAAAGAGATGACCGAATACCAAGAAAACTGTGAAAGGTGGGCAAGCAGTCTTGGTTGGAGTTGGGAACTATGAAACAACCAATTATTGATGGCATAGTTATCATTTGCATTGTGTGGTTTGTTGGTGGTGTTGCTAAACTTATTCAAAGGCTATATGAACTATCGCAATAAAAAACTATTAGAAGCTGTTAGAGAATTTCCTTGTGCTATGTGTGGAAGAGAAGATGGGACTGTAGTTGCTTCTCATTCTAATCAACAACGTGATGGTAAAGGCACAGGTATCAAAGCTCATGACTATCGCATCGCTAGTCTTTGTTATAAATGTCATGATATGATAGACAATCAAAAAGACCTAGACAGACATGAGCGAATAGAAGCATGGGAACAGGCTCATCGTAAAACTATTGGTTGGTTATTTGAAAAAGAGGTAATAAAATAATGGCATCTACAAATGGAATCACAGGAGATTCTTTAGTTAATAAACCTAACTCCAAAGAATACGAAGAAAACTATGACAAAATATTAGGTAAGAAGAAATCACGCATGGATGTAATTGGTCAAAACGGAAATAGTGGAGATCATTACGAATATGAATTAAACAAGTCCACAGGTGAAGTAGAAAAGCGTTTTAAAGACGGATTTGAAAAACCTAATGGAGATCAATTTGGCGACTAGCCCAACGCAGTTAAGTCTTAAGAAGTTAAGAGATGAAGGATACCTTGTTGCTATTACAGAGAAATGGAATCACTTTTGTAAGATACGCCAAGACATGTGGGGATTTTGCGATCTACTTGCTATCAGAGAGAATGAAGTATTAGCTGTGCAGACTACATCTGCTAGCAACATGTCAGCAAGGGCAAATAAAATAGCCGATAGTGAGAACGTTGGCATGGTAAGAAAGGCTGGTATCAAAATACATATACACGGATGGATCAAAAATGGCAGAAAATGGGAATGTAAGGTAATGGACGTATCATGAAACCACATCAAAGACAATACGAAGTAGAAGGAAAGTCAGTCGATATAGAAACTTTTAGAAATAGGATTATTAATCTTATAGACGATAACCCTTTAACTATTCCAGAGATTGCGAATCAATTAAAATCAGATACTAGGAAAGTTCAGACTGTAGTTTATAATCTACACTCACAGGGTATCATTAGTGCTGATGAGTCTAATAAGTTTCATTTGTATTGGAAGACTAAAGTTCCAATGTTGCAAGAGATATTTCATCCTATGCCAGACTTTAGCGGCAGGATATTAAGCATTTATCA